CTGCTTCTTCAATAAATACAAAGAATGGACTTCTTGAATTAATAATAGTTAATGGCATTATTTTAAATCTTTTAATGAAAATTCTATAAATTTATCTAAATCTAAACCGTACTTTGTTATCAGTTGGCTTGGCAATCTTTTGTAATATTTCTCAAATGGTTTTGTAAAAAATAAACTTGGTTTTATTCCGTTAATGTAAATTTTTCTAGCAATAGCAAATTTTAAACCCTCTCTTGATAAAAACTTTCCTTTGTCATCTCTCGGTGCAATTCCTTTTTTAACAATCCATTTATCTAGTGCCTTTGTTGGTGGCATTTTATTTGTATACTTATGCGGTGTATTGTATTTCTTTTTTATCCCTGAAACTCCTTTGTCTTGATAAATTCCGTACTCTTCCATCATGAAGTCAAACTCAAAAGAATTTTTAGAAACCTTAACCTGGCCACGCAAAGATTTTGACAATTTACCGAAAGTATCTTTACGCATATTTTTAAGGTTATTTCTGCTTTCCTTAATAACAGCGTTTTTAAACTTTTCCAGTTCTTTGCGTACTTCGATTAACCTTTTGCTTTCTTCCATTGCGCTTGTTCTACTTTTGCTTTATCACTTTCAAAATCTAATTTGGCTAAACATTTAAGAAGTTGTAATTCCGTAATTTCGTCAAATCTTCTAACATCTCCGTTAGCGAGTTTATCGATTGAGATATACCATCCCCACTTAGTTGAGAATTGTGTTTCAATGCTGAAGTCATCGTTTTCGTTTGCATCAGTTTGCCCAAATAAACTAGGGAATGCTTCAATAATTCGACCTCTAAACTCCAAAAAAAAACCTTTGCACCAAGTACAACGTTTAACGGTGCGCTTTTCATTACCTCTGCGTAGGTGTTTGAACCTTGATATGGTTCTATATCGTAATAATCTTTTTTGTTCTTTATGATAGGTCTAAACATTACAGCCATTGCTTTATGCAAGTCCTTATTATCTTTTAAATTATTTTCTAGATCAATATATTCTCCAGTAGAAATTGTTTCTAAATTTGGAATAAATCCAAACTCAGTTTTACCAATAAAGAAACGGTTTACAAATTTGTGTTTATCTGTATTGAATAGGTTAACCATGTGCGAAACAATATCCGCAACATCTGTAAACTTCATAAATTGTACGTTCTGCATAGGTATATTGCAAAACAAAGAAACTATCTTTTGAGATAAAAACTCTTCGTCTGTATTATTTTCAGTTGCTTTTAGGAACTCCTGGTACTGCAATAACGAAACTTCGCTTAAATCACTTGGTAAATTAATCTCAATCTTCATATTAAATAGACTTTTATTTTGTTTTTATGTATCCCTTAGTAAACGTAAACCTTAGAACTTAACCCACCGCTTAATTGATAGCTTACAGCGTATCTAAGCGCATCTAAGCAATGATTGTACATATCTATTGGTGTTTTACTTTTACGCTCCAACCAACAATAATTATTTAACTCTTTTATCATTTCAATACTTTCAGGATCTATAATCAATGCGTAATCCTGAAGTAAAGAAATTCCGTAAATTACTGAATCTGGTCCTTTGACTGCTCCAACTATATTAATCTTTGTTTGTAGTTCTGCAATTAAACGTGGTTCTGCGCTATCTGCCACGATTAAATTACGATTAGCATAGTTTGTATTCAGTTGTAAAATATCGCTCGTTGTAAGATGCGTTTTATAGTAATGTAATTTACAATAAATTTTCTTGTTTGCTTTGTCAATCGAAGTTTCAACTAATGTAGTCGGATCATTACTGAATCCAAAATCTTGACCGAATACCGAAGTACCTACATTCTCAAACTTTCCAATGGACCAATTCGTGAATATTACACCCTCTGCTTTGTCTAGCCAACCCCCTAATATTTGATGATTATATTTAGTTGGATGCTTAACTTTCATTTGCTCTATCTCGTTAACAAATGATTCAGGCAAGTGCTTAATGTTATCTAAGTACGTTGTATGTATGTAAGTAGTATCTCCAATCGTTCCGTTAAAACCCTCGCTTATTCCTTTTTCTTCAAAGAATTTTTTATAAATCCAATGTTCCTTAGTACTTGGATTAAGTATTAAAATAACTCTATTCTGTTTTTTGTTGCTACGAATAGATAAATTAATTTTATCAAAGGTGTTTTCATTTGTTAACTCTTCAGCTTCATCAACTATCCAATCCGTTATACCTTGCAATGATTTTAAGTTAGCCGTTTGATCGCCTGAACTTGTTTTAATACCACGAAATAAAATTTCACTACCTGACAACCTATTATAAATTTCTGTTTTGTTAATTAGAAAGTCTTGTTCACGTTGCATCAATTCTATTTTTTCCTTAAACTCTGGAATAATTGAAATATGCGCACTAGTCATTGTGTGCCTTGTGAATAGAATCTTTGTGTTTGCCTCGTATGAAAGTAATGAAGCAAATGAATTTAAAGCAAATGATTTTGAACTACCACGTCCACCCGTTATAATAAAATAACGAGACGTTGAATTAAATAATGGTTTGAATTTATCATTTAGAACTATCAAAGCTGAAAATATCTTTTAACTCAAAATTATTTATTGTGTGTGTAGTGTCAATCGTTTCTTTTGGTTTGCCAAATAAATGTTCTGCCAAAAATATTTGACCTCTTTGAGTAGAATATAAATCTGCAATAAATTTTAGTTTAGCTTCCTCATCTGTATCAACTGAATGATATCCTTTAAGTGCTTTAACTATTAATTCAGTGACTTTCTTTTCTTCTGCAACTGGTTTGCGTCCTGCTCCCTCTCTTGCTCCACCTTTTCCTGCCATTGATTTTTTTTTGTTTATTCAAATAATTAATCTTTGTATTCGTTGTAAACTGTTTTTAGCTCATTAATTATTTTAATCCAGCATGAAGTACAATTAGTCGCTTCTTGTTTTGAATTAAAAACTCGTTTGTACATCCTTAACAATTCGTTTTGCTCACTAGGTTTTAAAGTTGTAACTGGCTTCTTAAAAAATTCGTGTAAATAGTTGTATTCACTTTCTTCCAGACAAAGTGGTTTTGAGTATGGAAACAAATTATTTAACTTTGCTTTTCGCTGATCGCATCCACAATCTTCGCCTAGTATAAACTTCGCTACTTTTGCTATTCCAGTTGCTTCTAAAACATTTTCAACTGTATCTCCTAATCCTTGTGCTTTTTTTCTTGGTCTTCCCATTATTTCTTATTTTTTAATTCTTGATACATTTTGCTTAATTCGTATAAATCGTTCCTAAGCATTCTATTTTCTTCTATAATATGCTCGTTTGATTTCCACAAAGATTTGTTTAAGCGTTTACTTTCTGCAATTTCATTATGTAAATTAATGATTGCATCGTTTATAATTTTAAATATTTCTTTCATTTCATTTCGTTATTAACTCGTTCAACTATTCTGTTTTTGCAGTTTGTCAAAGTTGTATGAATACTCCTTACACTTATTCCAGTTGCTTTGTGTATTTTTCTTATTGACTTTTCGTGTATTGTGTAAACTTCATAAAGTTTTTGATCGTAAAAGTCCCAACTTTGAATTTCGCTATCAATTATTTTATTCAGCTCATTCTTTTCAATATCAAAATTTAAATCATTGTCGCTAAAATTTTCTAAAACTTCAACCCCAACTTTTAATACCTTTGATTTGCTTCTTTGTAAATCGTAAAATAAGTTATGAAGTATTGAATAAATATAGGAAACGTTTAATTTATCATTCCTGATCCAAACATCTTTGTCTTTGTGTGCATGAACTTTTAAATACATTTCCTGAACTATATCTTCATGAAAATCTACTTCGCCAAACGACCTAACAATCCTTATCCAATCGTTATGCTTTTCTGAAACAAGTTTTAAAAGTTCGCTCAAAGTATAAAATATTTATTCAAATGTACAACTTTATTTCTATTTAGGCATTACTCCGCTACATTTAGCAACTATTGCAAAAATAACAACTATTGCTACTCCAAAAATCATTCGCTCAAAGTTTTTACCGAGCGGTTCGTTTCTGTTAAATTTTCTCATAATTTTTCGATTTCTTGTTTAACTTCTTCCCAATATTCAATATGATTATCAAAATATTCTTCTGACATATCACAACAATCAACATCTAATATCTCATCAACTGCAATTAAAGCGCATGTTTTAGCAGCGTATTTGTTTGCTATAAATCCGTCTAGTTCGTCCCATTGCATAGTTGGTTCATTAAACCTTTGCATTAACTCTAGTGCTTTTATTTTAGCTTCCATAAACTAACTCAATTAATTTTGTTAAATCTCTTACATCTCGAATACCGTACAATTCAAAAGTATTTAAATGAACTACCATATCACTTTCTGAAAAATACACTAAAATATCTTTATAAGACCATGTT